TACAGAAATAATCCCGTATGTAAAACCAAAACAAATTGAAAAAGGTAAAAAAATATGATAATTAGAACATGGAGTTTAACATTGCAAAATATTCCATTTCTTATGAAATTTTTACAAGAATTAGATTTTGATAAGCGTTGGGAAATTGTAATAAAAGAAAAAGAAACAGATAGAACCCTTGAACAAAATTCTAGATTGTGGAAATTATATACATCAATAGGAAATTATACGGGATATACAAAAGACGAAGTTCATAATTTAATGAGATATAAATTTTTAAGAGAACAAAAAACGGTAAACGGTGAAACTTATGAAGTTATATTGAGCACAACTTCACTTAAAACTAAACAAATGGCACATTATCAAGAGCAAATAGAAATTTGGGCAACACAAATTGGCTGGTCTTGGGATGAATAAAGATGAAAAAAATCATTATGACAAGTTATCACAGCTTGGCTGTATTGTCTGTCTCAATCTTGGTTATGGCTTTTCTGCTCCTCATATTCACCATATACGACATGGAGCTGGAATGGGTAGAAAAAGCCATTGGAGCAACGCTATTCCTTTATGCCCTAATCATCATCAGCATGGTGGTTATGGAATTGCTTTACATGCTGGAATAAAAGAATTTGAAAAAAAATATGGAACAGAAACGAAACTTCTTGAAAAAGTAACTCAACTATTAACAACTAAGGATTAATTATGACTGAAAAACTTAAAATACATTATAAAAACATTGAGGATTTAATTCCTTATGCACGCAATAGCCGTATGCACAATGAAACTCAAGTTGCACAAATTGCAGCATCTATTAAAGAATTTGGTTGGCGCAATCCAGTTTTGGTTGACGGAAATAACGGAATCATAGCAGGTCACGGAAGGGTTTTGGCTGCTCGAAAATTAGGAATAACAGAAATACCTACAATTGATTGTTCCGACATGTCTGAAGCGCAGCGCAGAGCTTATGTTATCGCTGACAATAAAATAGCAATAAATGCAGAGTGGGATGCTGAAATGCTTATGCTTGAAATTGATGATTTAAAACTTCAAGGATTTGATATAAATTTATTGGCATTTGACCCTTCTGAATTGCAAGGAGTTAAAGAAATAGATTATTCAATTTTAGACGAAGATGATGTTTCGGATAAATTAGATGACATGATTGCTGGCGTGAGAAAAGCAATTCAAATTGAATTTGAACCTGAACATTATGAAGAAGCTCAAGAGCTTGTTAAATTTTGGCGCAATGAAGGTGCTTACATTGGATATATGATATTGCAATATTTAAAACAAGAAAAAGACAAATTATGAAAATACCAAATGACAATGGTATAGATTATAGATTAAATAAATTTGTTGAATATCAAAATGCAGTTCCGCCTGTTCACAGGAAAATACTCATTGAATATGCAAAACAAAAAAAATTAACATACGATGATATGATTTTGTTGTCTTGGTTAATGTCTAATACTTATCATGAATTAACAAGCATATTAATGTTTGAAGAAATAAAATACGATAATAATTTTTATTTTAATTTTAAAAATTGGTGGATTAAAAACAATCAAAGAGTTTTATTTGGTTCTGCCAAAAAATGGATTAAAATGAAAGATAGAATATTAGATGTTATTGATTTTTTTGTTAAAATTTATGGAAAACAGCCTTATCAATTTTTATTAAATGCGTTGTCTAAAGAAAATGACAAAAAGAAAAGATATGAATTAATTAAAAAAATAAATTCATCATGTAAAAATCATGGACGATTTTCTGAAGATTTATTTTTAGAAATATTAATTACATTTCAAAAAAATAACGAATTAAATTTAAATTTGGAGTCGGATGAAAAATTTGATTGGGAAAATTGCGACAATTTAACATCTGCTGTGTTTAATATTATTTATCAAGATGAGCTTGCTAATAAGTTTGATAAAAAACTTATAAAAAAATCAGAATTAGAAGTTTGGTATCCTGTTTTATTAAATACTGTAAAAACCATTGAACAAGCAATTGAAAATAAATATAAACAAAAAGTTGATATTCCGTTATTTATAACCAAATTATGTAGTTTTAGAAATTTATTTAAAAACAGCAGGTATGGCGGATATCATCATGACAGGCAATTAGAATACATTATTGAATACAACAAAATTTGGCCTGAAAAAAAAGAGCTTTGGAGAACAATATTAGAAATAAGATACAAAAGTTTTAATCACAATTTGTTAGGCGAACTTAATGGATGGAAAGGGATTAGAAAAGAAAGAAAAAAACTTTGGACTACTAAAGGCTTAACAGGAGTTGAATCGTTATGACAACCATATTGCTTATAGGTAATTGCGGAAGCGGTAAAACTTGGGTAATGAATAAAATTATAGAAGAATTTAAATTAAATAAAAAAGCCAAAATAGGAAAAGTTGTATTTCAAACAAACGATAAAATCTTTGTTCTTGGAAATTATGACAAAAGTACGTTTGAAGGTAGCGATAAATTAAGTATGGCTGTTATGAGCGATTGCGATTTGCTTAAAAAATTGCAAGAAAAATACAATTCAATTATCGTATGTGAAGGCGATAGATTTACTAACAGCACTTTTATAGCTAAATTTTCACCAACAATTGTAAAAATCATGGATGACGGTGAAGCTGGAAGAAAAAAAAGAAAATCAAATCAAAGTGAACGGCAATTAAAATCTATTCAAACAAGAGTTAATAACATTAAACACAATATTGAAGTTTTGGATAGTGACACAGCACTTTTAATTATAAAGAGAATGTTAAATGAAAATATTGCATCTTAAAAAACAACCGCACGATGTAAAAATAGGTCATGAATGTCCTGATTTGCAACCAAATGTTATTGAGGACACTATTTTTGTTGCCGACGGCGAACCCATTGGTTTTTATATTAAAAATATACCTGACAAATTAAAAAAATATGTAGAAATAGCAAACGCTGAATTTTTATCTGACCGAGTACCAAAAACAGTAATGAATCGTGGTCCAAAAAGCAAATGGTACATTGAAAAACTTGAAAAAGAAGGAAGGTTGCTTGTTGACCAATACAGCGCGATTATAGGCTCTTGTGCTCCAAGACCTCACATGAGGATGCCTTACCCTAGAATATCAACAATTCACAATGAAAAATCGGCTCAAACATTTATTAAAGCTATGTTGCTTGCTTGCAGAGAATCGGAAGAATTAATAAAAAAAATAATACCTAATGTTTATGACAAACAGTTAAAAACAATTGAAGAAAATGTGCCTCCTAAATTTAGATTTGGAAAGTTGTTTACAAGTTCTATTTCAAATTTTAACATTGCAGCTAATTATCATATCGACTCTGCTAACCTTAAGGATTGCGTAAATGTTATTATTGCAAAAAGAGAATTTGCTCGAGGTGGCAATACTACCGTTCCTGATTACGGTGCGACTGTTGATTCTAGCGACAATAGTATGCTTGTTTACCCTGCTTGGCGCAACGTTCATGGCGTTACTCCTATTGTTCCTCTTTCTGAAAAAGGCTATAGAAACTCTCTTGTATTTTATCCTTTAAAAGCATTTAATAATTATTGGGATAAATAATTGAAGTTGAAACATAAAATATGGTTAATTGTTTTAACTTTTCCTATATGGCTTCCTTTTGTAATTGTTTGGTTTTGGTTTCAAGATTTATACAATCATTGTAAAAAATGAGGTATAGTTACATAACAAATTGGGAGTAAACTATGTTTTTTGTATTGGGATTAGATTTACGTTCCATTTATTTAATTCCAACAATTGTAATTTATACTAAACGTAGTTCATTTGAAATAAGGTGGTTAATTTTGGCATTTGCATTTGGGTTTCATTCTAATGGCAAGAATTAGAAGTTCGTTGGCTAACATGGTTTCAAGTGTACCTGACCCTTTTGTTATTAAAAAAAACGGATGGCGAGAAAATAAAGTTGCAATCTTTACCGAAGAACAACTTGCCAAGCTGCCAAAAAACACGAGAGAAACCACATTAGCAGAAGCAATAAGAGAAGCTGCTAGATATTTATATGGTAATTGATGTAATCAGACTTAAAGAATGTCTTGAACTATGGGCTATATGGATGCGCCATGATGGTTCACGTTTAGGCTATCCGCAAAAATCTATGGGTATCTCTAGCGGTGGCGTAAATTGTTGGGATGACATTGGCGATGACTGCGACAACTACACAGTTCAAATCGTAGATGCAGCCATGACCAGCTTAACGCAATCAGGCAAAGGATTTATGGTAGATGCAATACAAATCTCTATTGGTCTGCTGCCTAATAACTGGAAATATCACTATCAATACGAAACTGCGCTTTCATTTGCCCACGATTATATGTGGCGAAAGCTAACAGTAGCTGGAGTAGTTTGATGAAACACATTGACGTTAATCTTAAAACGCTGCCCAAAGAACACCATCTACGCAATTTACCATTGATTGATATTGGCGCAATGTATTTACCAATGGACTCTAAAGTTTGGGCTTCAGTAAGAGATAATTACGGAATAGCCAAGCATAGTTTTAACCATTTAGGTGATTCATGGACTATGTGGGATATGTGGCGAGCCACGATAGACCCTTATGATTGTGATGAACCGCAAAAAACGGAGTGGTAATGGCTACTAAAAAAGTTTACGCATTACTTGATGATAAAGGTCAGCCAGTTAGATACTTTGATTATCCTGCTGACGGCACTATTGAAATCAAAGAACCAAAATATATAGTGGATTGGAATAACTACGAGGAGTGCTTGCTATGACTAAAGACGAAGCATTAAAAATACCAAAGCAATTAAAATATTGGGCTGAACGTCATGGCATTAAACAACAGAGAGATATTAAATGCGTATTTAAAAGTAAAAATCGTCATTGGAGAATTAATTGTTATAACGAATTTCAAATGTCAGAAACTTTTGTTACTTTTGACAGATGGGCAAATAGTTTAATTGCAACTGTTCCGTTGCCAAAAACACAAGCGGAATTTGATGAAGCAATTATTTATATGAAAAAACAAGCAATATTATGGAAAATGGCTAAAAATGCACAAGAATTAGGATTAGATTATGACTAAAGACGAAGCATTACACAAAGCATTAAAAGTTTTAAATTGTTTAAACAACAACAGAGTATATGAAACTGCTTGGGTAAAAGGCGCAATCAATGCGTGTGAAGAAGCACTAGAACAACCAACAGTCGCAGAGTTAAACAATGAATACTTGCGTGATACCAATGTGATTGGATTAGAACAACCAGCGCAAGAACCTGTGGGTTGGATTAGTGTTGAAGATAAATTGCCATCAGTTTTAGATATTGTTTTAGTTTATGGAAAACATAAATTAGAAAAATCAAGAAGTGGTAATTACGATTTAGTTGATACTGCCACATATTATGATTGGAGTTGGCAAAAGAATGGCTCAAAAGGTTGGTATTGTCCAAGACTTACATCAGATTATTATGAAGTTACTTACTGGATGCCTTTGCCTAAATATCCACTTTACACCCACCCTCATCAATGGGTCGGATTAACGGAAAAAGAAATAAGGAAATTAACCTTTGATGGTTTTTTAGATGAATACGATAAGGTATTTGCCAATGCTATTGAACAAGCATTAAAGGAAAAGAATCATGTGCAATGAGAAAACCTATCATTGGTATGATATGGAGCAAGAGATTTTAAAATGCTGGAATGTAGTTGACGACTTCAAACTATTAGCCAAACAGGTAAATAATGGTTCAGACTTTACCGCAACACTTGAAGGCGCTGCAGAACTATATCACTATCGCTTTGAGAGATTGTGGGAGTCATACGAGTTGACATTAAAGGAAAAGAATGCTAGTAACACTTAAAGATTACATATTATGTTACTCACCAGCTTACTTGCTAGGTG